AAGCAAATAAAGTCATGGGCCCAAAACCTACAATTTGGGTGGCCCATTTCCTACATTTTCAATGACCCAAAACAAACATTTTTAGATGGCCCTTGACACATTGCAGTACCTCCCTTAATCAAATCCTGGCACATCGCTTCCGCTATCGAGCTTATCTTCTTCAATCTTTTCGGAATCTAATCCTTCTGCTTCGTTTTGTATTTCTTTCAAGATTTCCTTTGCTTGCTTTTCAGTGACTCCTTGAATCTTTTGAATCGCAAGTTTCTTGGAAGTTAACCCCAATGTTGCTAACTTACCATAATAATCTGCTTTCGCATCTTGTGATTGGAAAACACCATCATCAAAATCAATGTTAATTCCAAATTTCTTTTCAGAAGAGAAGATATTATAGGAAGAAGCAAGTTCAAAGATAGTAACTACTAACTCTTTTAATGCTTCTTCCACAATCAAGACATTATCTGAACGAGTGGCGAAAGTTTCAGAGTTTTCACTGATGATCTCCGTTGCTGTCTTAACGGATTGGCCGTCAAAAGAGAATGTCCCTGAACTGAATCCCGTTTGAAGCTCAATCGTGCGTAAAATAAAGTTGATTGAATTAATAAACTCTGATGAGCGTAAAGAAGGAGCAAATTCATCAATGAATGGTTCATCAGATTTCATCCGTTGGAATACACCAGTTTTAGAATCAAATCGTTTAATCGGCAATCCTTGTTCATTGTATCTGACCTTGAAAAAATCATCTGATGCAAGAATCTTTCTACCTGCCTCTTCAATTTCTCGCATGAACTGGTCATACTTTTCGTTAATATCAATCAGCTGGCGTTTGGCATTGTCGATAATCCCTAAGCTCAACGGACTTGAAATATTAAAGTTATTCTTCCCTGCAAGTTTGATATAAACAAAAAGAGGACGGGTAAAATGCTCCATATATACTTCATCTTGTAAGCTTTCATACTTAGCTAACGAATTTAAAGGAACCCTAATACCAACTTGCTCTTTATCCTCTGAACGATACAGTTCATTGCGAATAAAATATTTCCCATTTTCCCACTCATGAAATTCCAAAAGAGTATAGCGTACTGTCTTTTTACCTTCTACAATCTGAGTTACTGTTGCAATAGCAGCTTCGCTTATATCATTAGTATTTGATTCAAGCGGATAAAACGTATCTGCTCGGCAATAGGCAATTTTGATTGTATTGTGGGCTTCATCATAGTAAGGACGAAGAACTAAACCACCGATTGCATAACCTGCTTCTAATTCTTCCCCAAAGTTCTTACGAAACTTGTTGTTGTTAAAAATTTCTTGTAAGATTTTATTTGCTTTTTCATCATCCACACTGATTGTACAACCATCGTTAAAGACGAGCTTTGACAGCTTTCTCGCAACGACTTTCGAAACATTAAGTGAGTGGAAATCACGTTTAGCAATCTTTCCTTCGCTGTTTAAGTACTCAACCTGTTCAAATATATTCCTATAAATTCTTTTATTATCCTGGATGCGAAGATATTCTGCTGAATCAACAGAAATTTTCGGATGATCCGTAATTTCATTTAGTGATTCAATTATTCCCATACTTGCGCCCCCTTTTCTAAACATATTTTTTAACCTTTCAAACACTGGTCACCTCCTAAATCAAGTATGTCACCGCGAAGTAATTAACCGCATAACGTAATTCATCACAGGCGTGGTTATTTTTATCTACTGGCAGACCATTTGGAGTTCTGATATACAAACCAATTTCTTTTATTAGATTATAGTGATCGTACTTTCCTTCTAATTCGTACAAAAAAAGAATACCTTTCTCAAAAGCATTCTGTACTCTCTCAATACCAACTTCAATTTTTAAACCGTTACTTGATACTTTATCTCGGCTGTTATTATTTGCCTTGTCTGTAGAAATCCCTATCAGATTAAGTTCTTCTCGCAACGTCTTACACGCTGGGTCAACAAAGAAGTAATTCCAATGCGGCATTTCTGGCCATTTATCATAGCACCATGATACAAATTGTTTTATTTCCTTAGCATAAACTGACATTGCCTTTGTCTGGCCTGTATCCGTACCGCTGTGGTAATAATTCGCCATGCGGTATAAATAATACTTACCTTCATCAAATGTAACGACATTAAAAGCACAGGTGGTTGCATCAGCTTGTCCCCCATCTGCTGTGAAATAAGTTTCTATGACTCGCCCTTTTAAATTATTTGTCATATGCTTTTCTTCATCAAACATGGAGTAAATAACACCTTCAGGCATCACTCGCTGTCCTAACCAGTCTCGCTTATAAAGGTAGTCGGAAGTTTTAGATTGTTCTTCCCACATCTTCAAACGCTGTCCAGTAAGAATAGGGTTGTCAGTTGGCCTCCAATGTCTAAAGCGATAAGTGCCTGTCTTTTCGAATTGGCCTAATAGCTCAAGGTTAGGGTGATTGGGCGCTGGTGGATTCTGTTCGCCCAAGTGAAACCTAAGTTTACTTGCTAAGGTCCGTCTAAACGCTTCAGAAATAACTTCTTTATTTAAAAGATTATATTCTAAAAAGGCAACTGTACCAAACGACATACCAGTGATAGCACCAACAGCATTTACTTTGCCTCCACCTTTATAGTAGATACGCTTTTCATTACCATGACCAAAGTTTATCCAAAGGTGATCCCCATTTTCATTGTGTCGTATCTCCGAGTTATCCGCAAAGATATACATCAACCCAAAGCCCTCACCATCAATAAACATGCGGTAAGCTTGTTCTTGATTATAAGCAAGGACTAAATGGTCACGATCTGGCGACTGTGCATAAATACGTGCCATCTTGAAAATATCACTATTGGTCTTTCCTGAACGAATTGTTCCTTCATTCATTTCAAACTCAATGCCTGTAATATCTGCTTTGATATTATCTAATTGCTTCTGGCTAAATCTAATCATGTTAAGTCATCCTCAATTTTAGTTGCGAGTTCTGGGTTAGCCAAAACTTGAAGCAATTCATTATTTTTCAGATTACCTTCAAGTTTATCTGCAGCATTTTCAAGGATTTTAGCCTTAGATTCAGCAGTGTCGGCTTCAGCAGTAAGTTTTCTAAGCTGTTGTTCCAAAAGTTTGTCATTTCCTGGATAGCGTTTAAGAAGCTCTTTCATAGCTTGTATTTGTACTTTAAAATCAGGAGGCTTCTCAACTTCCGAATAACCCTCTGCATTAGCCACTACAACAGTTTCTGTTATCTCTGCATTAGCTATTAGACTAAGTCTTTCCAGTATCTCCTGTGCGCTCATAATACGCTCAGAAGCTAATTGAGCCATCCGTTCGTCAATGTAACTTTTAATACTCACATTTTCCAACAATTTGACTACATTACCTCTGGCATAACTATCGCTATAACCTGCTTTCTTAGCAGATTGATACTTATTTCCTGTTTCAATATAATAATCAGCAAAATCCTGCTGCTTCTTAGTTAGTTTCATACCTCCCTCCTTTAGATATGCAAAAAGCCGCCATTTCTGACAGCTTCAACAGTATAGTGTTTATAAGTATTTTCTAAAGTCAGGCACTCCCTGTAAGCACCTGCTATTACGACTGTACGAATCGAACGTCCATAAACTCCAAGGCCGCAACACAAGAAACTAATAAAAAATTATCTAGCGCCATTTATGGGATCACGCCACACCATAAGACTTAAGCAAGCCTTCCAACTTACAAAAGCCGTACAATTTCAGCACTTTTGTTCACCGAGACTTACAATTTTGTGTTCTGCCGAATTGTTCATGATACAAGTATAGCACCGAAAACGAGCATTAACGACTCAATTCTGTACATTTTCAGCACGTTTTCGATGCGTTTTTGGACACTGATTTTTAGATAACGTGTAGCAAGTTCACCTCTATGTCCTTTCTGAACCGATAGTAAATGAACTTTATTTGTCGAATGCTTAGAAATATTCCTTTGTGTCTAAGGTCCATTTCAACCATATTCCATGTAGCCCCTCCGTAACCCAGATGCTTTAGCTTGATTATTTCTTTGTTTGTATAAATCAAAGGTTCATACCATAGAGAGAACTGCTTGACAATTTCTTTTAATCGGATCAGTTCTGCATCTTCTTTCATAGCTTCTCGGTTAAGAGTCTTGCTCTCAGGCTCTGCTCCCCCACTGTAAGCAGTTCTGATACCTAAGTTATCAGACTTAGCCTTATACATATAACTGCTCTCTATGGACTGTATGCGAGCTTGTATTCGTCCGTTGACATAATCTCCTATAATTTTATTTAACTTGTCTGTCACTTGTAAGGTTCCTCCTGTTTTGATATAATGTATATACCAAAACTTTATAACCTAAGCCCTCCCACGGGCTTTTTTTGTTATTTTTAAGTTTTATTTTAATTTTAAACCCAGATATCTTTCTAAAGCCTTATATAATTATGTTAAAATTATATTATAATGATAAAAACGTTAATAGGAGGACCACTAGATGATTAAATTATATTTTATTAACCATTGTTACTCTTCGAAAAGAGCTAGAGAGTGGCTTACATCCTACAATATTCCATTCACTGAGATAAACGTAACTAAAGATGACTTATCTACTTCTGATTTCTTACATATTTTATCTCTTACAGAAAATGGCATCGATGATATTCTTTTAGAGAGAAGTACCATGTATAAGAAATATCATCACTCATTTGAAGAATCTTCCCTAAGCGAAATGATATCCTTCTTAAAAAGGTACCGAACTGTTATACGCACTCCAATTATTGTTGATGAAACTAAACTATTAGTAGGTTTTACAGAAAATCGTGCGAGAAAATTTCTTCCTCGTTTCCATAAAAA